TAATTTTTTTGGAGTTCTTTTTTTAATTTTAAAATTCCCCTCTTGTTTAACTTCTGTTGACATAATATGATAATATAAAATTAATTAATAAAATTTACCTTGGCTCAAACTGTTCTAAGCCAAAGCCACTCAAATTATCATTACCTGCTGATTCAAAATCTTTAGGTAATAAATCATTTTTTCTTTGATCGATAAGTTCGGATTGTTGTGTGCCTTGTATTTGCACACGTTTATCTTTTCTATCTTCTATTTCTTGTTCTTTTCTAGCGGTTGCGGATGCTTGTATTTCAGCTAATTGCATATTATAATTAAATTCCTCGGCCATTAATTGTTTCTTAATTAATGCTTCTTGTTCCATTCTAGCGATTTCAAAATCTGATTTAGCTTTTTCAATTTGTACTTTTGTTTCCGCTAAAGCTTGTTGTTTTTGTACTTCAGCCATCGCCGCCGCTTCGGAAGCCTGCGCGTTGGCCTGGGCCTGAGCTTGAATATTAGCTTGTTGAGCAGCTTGCTCCTGCTGTCTTCTTTCTTTTTTCTTTAATTTTAATAACTGATTAGCTAACTTTATATTTGAGACTTCGCGAATATCAATTGCATCATCTAAGTCAATTCCCCCGGCCTGTAAAGCAACTTGTATATTTTGTTCTAATTTTGCTTTTTCTTCTTCATCAGGCTCTAATTCTAAAAATATACCAAAATCATGCATTGCCACTTTTTCCATTTCTTCAAGTGTATTAACATTAAATGTATTAATACTATTAAGTAGTGCATCTTTTGTTAGTGGAAATTGCAAGGCATCATTAGCACGAAGACTTACGTTTTCTGCAATTTTTATAGTTATATACATTAATGCTTTTAAAATATGCCGGGTAGCAACATTAGAATTAGCAGCAGCCATTTTTTGCAAACCTACTAATGCATTTTTGTCAGGCATGCTCCCATCAACAGCTTCATTTAATCCCGTAACATCTCTTATCATTTGCAAATAATATTGATAAGTTTGAATTAAAGACTGAACTTTTGAAATACCGCTTGAAGATTGTAATTCTTGAATTGGGACTTTACCCCTATTTAAATCTCCATCTTGAGTTAATGATCTACCCACAATACTACCAGTCTGGAAATACATATTTAATGCTTCTGCGGGATTGTAGTTTGTTCCGTTACCTAAGTCAACTTCTGCTAACCCGTCCATATCTAAATAAACACCATCGGGAACTATCCTTGCTAATACTTGTTGAAGTTTTAAATGAGTCAATTGAATCATGTCCGCAAAGCTTGTAATTCTGCTTACAATTGAATCAACTTTGCCTTTATACATTCTTGGTGCGCAAAGCGAATAATTCATATTTACTCTTGTAACGTCTGAAGAAGGGCGCGTCATATTTTCCGCTAAACGCCAATCAAGCAATTTATTTAAACCTAAAACTTTTGCGCCAGTATATAATACTTCTATGCTTCTCGATACTCTACTAAAATTATCATTTTCGGGCGGATCAAAAGTATCATCTTTTTCTAATATTTTTTCCAACCCTTGATCAGTATTTTTTAATTTAAATACCTGATTTGTATAAGTTTTATATTCAAAGAATAGTACAGATATTAAATTATTGTCATCGCGACCTTTGTAATTGCGAGTATAATTACTGTAATTACTTGGACCTTTATATTTTTGTATTTCCTCTAAATCTTCATCCGTAAGATATGGATATAGTCTTTTTACTTCAGATAAACTTAAATTTTTAACCTCTCCTACGTAATATATATCTTCAAAATTAGGATCTTCTGTATAAGAATAAACTACATTTGCAGGATCTACATAATCAACTGTAATTCCTTCAGATAAATTAAAACTAGTTTTAGAAATACCTATTCCTAGTACAGCTAAATCATAAGCTATTCTTCGTTGAATTTCAGGATATTTATTATAAGAAAAAATATTTTTAATAATTTCTTCTTCTGCTATTTCAATGCTTTGCTTATAATTTAATTGTAAATATAAATCTAATTCAGCTTCAGTGGCTGGTAAACTTGCGGGGTCTGCTGATGCATAAAAATTACCTCCTGTAAGTTCATTTAATCGCTCTATTTGTTCTTTATTAGTTATATCTCTTATTGCATTAAAAGCAAAATCTGTTCTTTCTTTAACAGCAAAAGGGTCAGTTGCAAAAGATTTTATTTCATATCCCTTATCAGTCATGCCATTAACTAAAATATCTACAAATTTGGGTATAACAGGTACAATTTTCCAATCTAAATTTAAATAAGACAAATCACCATTAATAGATAATTCGTCTTTATATTTTTGAACAGGCTGTTCACCTCTTGCATACAATCTTAACTTATGATAGTTTTGAAAGTTTTGTAAATATCTATCGCCCCCAATGTCCTGCCTAAACCATTCGTTTTCTATAGCCCGCCCAACCTGGATGCCATAGTCATAACTATTCTTTACTGAATCAGGTACTACCTGATCTGGGAATGAACTGTTATAGTTAGTATTAATCATGTATTTAAATTATTTTTGATGTAACTCCATCATTATTATATCTTCTTATCCCTAAATTTACTGGCTGGAATGCTTTTTTAGCCACGGGAGCATATTTGTTTTTGTTGCAAGCCATTATAGCCAACCCAGAACTAATAGACGCATCGTGCTTTGTTCTGTTGTTAAGATTAAATTTAGACCAATCATTTAATGTGCGTGTAAAATACAAATCCCCATGCATTTCCCCATTAAAACCTACATGAGCATCAATATATGATTCTATAGCCGCTGCGTGAGCCTGCTTCATATCTTCACTAGAGTTAGGTACTCCTCCTATTTCTCTTTCTGTTATTGATAATTTATTATAAACTTTATCCGGTCGATTCATCGAGTAACCTCTATAACCTCTTCTTTTTAAATAATATAATAATCGTGGTTTATTATTTTCCGCTAGCAAGGGCATTCCGTAAAATACTAATGCCATTAATACATCTTCAAAAAATATTTCAGCATTATCGGGCCTTGATATATACTCTAAAAAGAAATGATTAGGCGGGATATCTTCCATAGTAAATTTTGTAAGCCCATGCAATGAGCCTTTAGACCCTCTTCCATCAACAGTTCCTGATATATCGTAGCTATCACACCCAAAAGCTCCGCAATGCTCATTTGCTGGGTATCTTATATTTCCTTTTGATATGGATCTATTTTGCATATTTTGAGGAGGCACCCATGAAATAAAAAATCTTCCGTTATTATTAGGTTGAAATTCAACTAATGAATCTTTAATCCCCCCTCGCCATTGAAAATTACCTTGTGTTATAAGTCCAGTATACTTTACTTCTTCAATATAATCTATTTGTTCATATATTTTAGTTAGATTAAATAAAGATTGTTTTGTTTCGTCTCTGAACGCATGTTGCGTAGTACGCGGGAATTGCCTATAAAACTCATTTAAAGCATCTTGATCTTTTTTTAATCCATCAACTTCATTAATCCAATAATCAATTACGCCTGTTTCTATCCAATTGCCATCAATGCTTTTTACTGGTTTTTCTGGAGTGTCGAATACAGGTAGTCCAAACACATTAATGAATCCTTCGTAATTCCATTCCATAGGTATGAACAAAGAATATAATCCTGAGCTAGTCTGTCCATTGCGGTTTCTTTTTGTAACATCTGATCCTTCATATAATTTTTTGAAGTTTTCGCCTCCTTTATCTAAAGCATTAGATGTAGAACCCATCATGCATTTGCCTACTATTCTACTTCCTAGCCTTAATGTTGTTTTTGTTACTCTCCAATTATTAATTATATTATCTGGTCTTTCCCATTTACCAGATTCATCGTGTACTAAAAGTTTTAATTTTTCCCCATCGTATGAGTTATCGCCTGTATTTTTCCAGTCGATTGTAGTGTCAAGCCCATCAATATCCGCTAATTGTTCACCCACTTCTATCTTGCGCCGAGTTAGTTTGGAGGCAGGCACTCGATAAGCAAGCTCTGTTTTGGGGCGATCCATACCGTCTTGAACGGGCTTGAAGAAGAAAGGGTAGTTAGTTGATATGGGAACAACTTTATCGGTAAACATTTTTTTGGCGTCAGCCCCAGTTTTTGATAAAATTCCAAATCTTGCGTCGCTTGATATTGTAGCTTGGTTAACAGTTTCGTTTGATGCCATGAAGCTAAATCCAGACCGTCTGTTTTTGAGATAGCATATTCCGTAACATCTACTATCTGCTTTACAGGCTTCCCAAAAAATGTAGAATAATCTATTTGATTCTCTAAACTCGGCGGCCCCAACGTCAATTTTAGTCCATTGCAAGTACATGTAATGAGTACCAGTAATGTAAGTTTCATTGCCGTTATTATAAAACGCAAACCCCTCTTCTCTATATTTAAATTCATTTTCTATATAATCGTACCATTGCTCTTTAAAATTGTCTGGATAATTATTCCAGTCAAAAACACTTTTAATTTTTTTTAATTGCTTAGGGTAATCAAATTTTTGCCAATATTGTTCAGCTTTTTTATTTGATCTTCTAAAGCATTTATGTATTAATGGTAGACCTATTTTTAAGCCTTGAATATCGTATACTTGTCCGAGTTCACCTGTTTTACTTATAATTATTAAATCGTGCTCTTTGTTATACCCGTATTCCCAGCTTTTTTGTTTGTTTTTTTTCTTTAATATATTAGGCTTTACATAATCAGGTATAACTGAATATAGTGTTTGCTTATACATTATTTTGATCTTGTTTCAGCAAAACCTCCAAAAGTTTTTTGATTAGTAGATTTATCTTCTAATAATTTTTCTTCAGTTTCTATTCTAGTAAGTATTTCAAATGCATCAAATATTGCTAGCTTTTTTGTAGCTGCTGCATTTTTTAATCTATCTGCCGATATATCATCTTCTGAATCTACAATAGCCTCTTTAGCTACTTTAATTAATTCCTCAACTGCTTTTTGCCCAGCTTGGATTATATTCAGTTTGGTTTTCTTTACGTTCATACTTAATAACAATATCATTAGATTTCATACAATATAATCGCTCATTATCTACGATAAACTCCCATTCGCTATTAGGAGTAAAGCCTATAACATCGCCTGGATTGATTTCAAGCGCTTTTAAGGAGCTATTGCCATATTTAAGTATACCAATATGCTTTTGCTCTTTTTCTAAGCTTGTATCGTCATTATTTAATAAAGGCTTAACAAAGCATCTATCCATAAATGACCGCCATTTATTATTTTTTTTATAAAGATATACTTGATCGGGTTGGCAAAAATAAAGATTGTTTTTAAAATATTTGCTGCTATTTTTTTCTTTACCTTTTATATCGTAGTATCTCCTAAATACATTGTGATGAATTATAATTTCATCATTTTTTTCAATAGGCGTATTATATGCTTTAGGAATAGCTATTACTTTTGCAAGCCTATTTATAAATTTAAAAGATTCTATATTACAATTTAAAATTAGCTCTTTATCGTTTACTTTAGTTGTATTGTTATATCTTTCTCCAATAGGCTTAACAATAAAATCATAAACACTATTCATATTCTAAATTATATTCTACCGATATAGCCATATTAGAATTAAACTTTTTCCACGGCAGCACTTCGTTGCTTTTTTTTATAAAAATATTATAAGAACTATCAGTATCGTCGAATATGATATAAGCTATTTTGTGTCCTCCATATACATCTTGGCCTACAGAGTAATGCATAGCATCATTTTTATAATCAGAGCCGATGCTGATTTTTCTTACAACGCTATCCATTTTACTTTTCTTTTTCTTCGGTGTTTTCTATTTCTTTATAAACGCCTGTTTCAAGATCAACGCTGATAGCACCATATTCTTTTTCTAATTCTTTTTTATAGGCTTCCATGTCTTGTTCAAGCCCAGCGTACTCATGTAGTAATACATGCTTTTGATTTTCAACAATCCCAATGTCTCTCAACTTGTTGGTCATTGTTACCTGCTGCTCTTTGATTTTAGCTAATTGCTCTTCGGTTATTTTTTTTTCTTTTGTACTCATTTGATTAAATTTAATTAAATTATTTTACTTTATCTTTTATTTTCTCAAAGGTTCTTAATCCACCAAGACCAAGCATACCTAATAAGACTGTCATTAAATGCTCCATTTGTAATGCCGGAGGAGCGTCGGTTGTTTTTGTTATCCAAATAAATAAATCTCTTATTACGAAGTTATATGCCAATGCTACTCCGCAAACCCATCCTATAAATGGACGCCAACCAGCAACAAATACTGTTCTATGGCCAGCTTCAATTTCATTTATTTTAGTTTGCAATTCTATTATTTCATTAGGGTCTAATTCTTTACCCTTGATTGCCTCTCTTATTTCCCACGCTAAGTTTCCGGCTACTGACTTTCTGCCATTGCCGCCTTTTAGTAGGCCTAATAATAACTTTATCATAATTTAAGCTTTGTCGTAAGCTTCTCTTTCCCAAGGAAGAGCTTTAGCACCCTCCTGCATTTGACTTCTAGAATATGTTTTACCTTTCCAGTAAACGTTGTTATCGTCGTAGTCTAAATCGCCCCTTTTAAATTGATCAATATGAACCATCTCATGATCAACTACTTTTTTAGTTTTAGACGGATCTAAGTTTTTATTTATTAATATAGTTCCATTATTGTTAGCTTTGCCTAATACATTATCACCTAAATCTACATTGTATATAGGGGTATTATCTAATTTGTAAGGCGGGTTATTAAGTTTAAAAGCCATTATTTATAAGGAAACATTTTGTTTAGTTTATCTTTGCGAGCAGAACAGCCGCAGGGGATATTTAAACCCTCTGCGACTCTATCTACTACACTTTTAATTCCAGTAACTTTGGTAACTTTTTCAATTGAATCACCAAGTCCTTTAGACTTCATATTAAGCTACTGTAATTGCTGTAATTTCTACTGAAGAATCTAGTTGCACATTTGCTACCACTCCTCCTGGATTGGCCGTAAGAGCACTATTAATCCCATTTGCAATATCTACTCCTTTAGCTGTATCAGTAAAAGTAATATAAGAGCTAGCGTCTTGAAAAAAGATAGTAGCTGCATCTGAATTAATTGCACTGTGTGTTCCTTTTTTTACTACTGCAATTTGATCTACTCCTATAAGCATATCTGCTGTGTAATTTAAACTAGATGCGAAGTTTGCTTTTTTAATTTTGATAAATTTTGCCATTTTGTTTTTGTTTTGTTATTGTTAATGTTTATGTTTTGCCAGGTTTATACAGTCCTATCTGTTTTCTTTAATTTTTTTACGTTGTGCTTGCCTACTAGCTTTTCTTTCAATACGCCCTTCTATTCTTGAGGCTCTATTTTCTAATCTTTTAGCCTTAGCTCTTGAGCGTTTAGCACTAGCCTGTTTTGAGGCTGTATCAGCGGATTTAGGCTTACTAGTATCAATGCTTCTTGCGGTTTGATTTGTTTTAGCTTTTGCAGAAGCTGCTTTAGCTTGAGTTTTAGCTAATCTTACTTGTTGTCTAGAAACGCCTGACTTAGCTTTGTCTTTTTTCTTAGTAGCCTTAATTTCTTTTCTAGTTTGAGGTCTGGAAGAACTGACTAAATCTATTTTTTTACTGGACTGTTTAACCATATTTTCTCCAACCTTTGGAGCCTTGGTCAAAGAAGAAAATCCTGAACTAGTTGATACCGTGCCTTTGTTTACTTTCTTTTTAACTACTTTTTTCTTAGTTTGGGTAGGTTTAGGTTTTGGGGTAACTGTAGAATTAGACTTTGTAACAGGATCAATTTTTACTTTAGGTTGTTCGGGGAAAGTTAAATTTGGTTTTTCTACTTTAGTAAATTTATCAAATGCTTTAGATTTACCTTTCCCTTGCATTTCATTTCTTTTACCCGCAACCACAGCCATTCGATCTTGGTAAGATAAATTACCTGGATTTTTAAATGGATCCGATTGATTAGCGTAATCGGTTCTTGCTTGTATATTTCTAGCGTTCCTATCAGCTTTTCCTTTAGCAACTAAATCTACAACTTCTAATTTTTTAGGATCTGGCTGATCTACCAGAGCCGGTGAGCCCTTCATAGAAATAGGGTTGTGTTTCATTTTAAATCCCATCTTAATAATCTTTTTTAGCGGATCTTCTCATATCCCCTTTATTACCACCATATTTTTGTTGGCTTGCAACTGAAGGCTTTCCTACTTGTTGGCCATATCCTTTATTCATGTTTTGCATAGGAGACATGTTTTTCATCATCATTCCTGTATTTACCCCCTCCGTTCCTTGACCTGCAATATCATCCATAGGATTATAAGTAAGATCTGCTTTAGCTTGACCCATCATTCCAACTGGGCTAGAATATCTTGGGTGATTACCACTATAAGTTCCTGAATGTCCTTTTCTATCGGCAATATTATTTT